GTTACAGGTCGCGGCGGTGCGGTTCGATCAGTGGGATTCGCCGATCATGGTCTCGAATCTCCACGACAGCGGCATCCCGGCGGCGATCCTCACCAAGGACCGGAAGAGTCTGACGGCGCCGGCGCGCGAGCTCGAGGCGCGGCTGCGACGCCGCCGGTTTCGGCACGATGGCAACTCGTGTCTCAAGTGGATGGCGAGCAACACCGTCGTGACGCGCGGCCAAGACGACAGCCTGTGGCCGCGGAAGGAACACGAAGACTCGCCGAACAAGATCGACGGGATTGACGCGATCCTGCAGGGGTTGGCGCCGCTGGTGACCCCGGGCGCGGCGCCGCCGAGTTATTCGATGGTCGTGTTGTGAAAGGACCCCATGAGCAAACGCCCGCCAGGCCGGCCGCCGCTCGCGGACGTGCCCTCGACCGCGCGCATTGAGCTCCGCGTGACGCCCGCGCAACGGCTCGAGCTGCGGCGCGTCGCCAGTGAGAACCGGACCGGCGTCGCCGGCATTCTGCGCGAGGCCGTCAACGAATACGTGGCCGATTACACCGATCGGCAGACTTTTGTACGGCGGAAACGCTGAGCCGACCGCATTCTTGGGCGCGTGCCCCTCACACGTGCCTATGCGCTGCTGACGGTCAAAGCTGTCGACACGCAGCAGCGCACGATCACCGGCATCGCGTCGACGCCGCAACCCGATCGCATGGGCGACGTCGTCGAACCCCTCGGCATCAGTTACAAAAACCCGCTCCCGCTGCTGCTGTACCACGACGCGAAGAAGCCCGTCGGGCAGGTCACGTTCAAGAAACCGACCGTCGACGGCCTCGAATTTTCGGCGACCCTGCCGACCATCGACACCCCCGGCACGCTGCACGACCGCGTCGAGGAAGCCTGGCAGAGTCTCAAGGCCGGCCTGTTGGCGGGCGTCTCGATCGGGTTCCGCGCGATCGAAGAGGCGTTCAATAAGGACACCGGCGGCTATCGGTATCTGAAAACGGAAGTCCTCGAGCTCTCGCTGGTCGCGATCCCGGCCAATGCCGACGCGACGATCCACACGATCAAATCGCTTGACCTGGCCGCGTCTGGCCGTCATCCGTCCCGCGACAGGGACTCCCTCCCGATTGTGCGCGTCGACAAGGGCGCGCCTCGCATGGACAACCAGAAAAAGACCTACGCCGAACGCATCGCCGCCCAAGAGCACACGCGCGCCGCCAAAGTTGCGCGCCTCGAGACGATTCAAGACGCGGCGACCGACCGCACAAAGAGCGAGCCGGAGCGTGAGGAATTCGACAACCTGAAAGCGGACATCGCCTCGATCGACACCGAACTCGGCGACCTGCGCGACATGGAAAAGATCGCGCTCACGAAGGCGACGCCGATCACGGCTAAGACGCCCGAGGAAGCGAGCGCCCAGCGCAGCACGAGCGCGCACACGGTGCAGATCACGAGCCCGTTGCCCAAGGCGACCGCGTTCATCCGGTACTGTCAAGCCCTCGCGGTGACGAAGGGCTCGATCATGCACGCGGTCGAGTACGCGAAGAAGTGGGAGGACTCGACGCCCGAAGTCGGCCTCGTGCTCAAGGCCGCCGTGGCCGCCGGCACCACGACCGACGCGACGTGGGCCGGGCCGTTGGCGCCGATCACCCCGCTCGCCGCAGATTTCCTCGCGCTGCTGCGCCCGCAGACGATTCTCGGCAAGGTCGACACGTTCTTCCGGGTGCCGTTCAACATCTCCGTCCCGGCGCAGACCGGGGGCGGCACCTACCAGTGGGTCGGCCAGGGCGCGCCCAAGCCGGTCGGCAAGCTGGCGTTCTCGACCATCACGCTCGCGATTCTCAAGTGCGCCGGGATCATCGTGATCACCGAGGAGCTCGCGCGCACCTCGACGCCGTCGGCCGAGGAAGTCATCCGGCGCGACATGATCGCGGGCATCGCCGCGTTCCTCGATACGCAGTTCATCGATCCCGCCCAGGCGCCCGTCGCCGGCGTCTCGCCCGGCTCGGTCACCAACGGCGTCACCCCGATCACGACCGCCGGCCCGACGCCGGCCAACGCGCGGACCGACATTCAGGCGCTCGCCAACGCGATGACGGCGGCCCTGATTCCGAGTGCCGGCGCCGTGCTGATCCTCTCGGAGACCAACGCGCTGGCGTTGACGAACGCGCTGAACCCGCTCGGGCAACCGCTGTTCCCGGGCATGGCGCAGGGCGGCGGGATGATCATGGGCTACAAGGCGATCGCCTCGCAGAGCGCGGGCAACACCGTCGCCCTGGTGCAGCCGAGCGCGATTTTCTACGCGGACGACGGCGGCGTGACGATCGACGTGTCGCGCGAGGCGTCGCTGCAGATGGATTCGGCGCTCGACAATCCGCCGCTCGCCACGACGCTGCTCACGTCCCTCTGGCAGATGAACCTCGTCGGCCTGCGCGCCGAACGGTTTATCAACTGGAAGAAGGCGCGCGCGGGCGTCGTCCAGTACACCGCCGCGACCTACACGGCGTAACCGATGCGCGTCCCGATGACGGTCCTGCGCGACGGGTATTACGACGGGGCGTACCCGCGCGCGGGCGACACGATCACGGTGGAGGCCGGGCTCGTCGAGGCGCTCGAGGTGTCCGGGTTCGCCATGCGGTGCGCGGTGGACGCCATCCCGCCGCGCACCGTCGCGACGACGACCACGGGGAGGAAACATGGCCGGTGACTCGCTCGACGTCGTCGCGCGCACGTATCACACCGAGAACGGCGTCGAACACGCCGAGGGCGAGACCTACGCCGTCACCGATCGCGTGCTCGCGGAAACCCTGCGCGGGATCGGGTTCGTCTCGATCGATGGCTGGACGGATACCGCGCCTGGCGGCGGCGGGACGGCGCCGGTGCTGACCGGCCTGACGCCGGCCAGCGTGGCGCTCGGCGCCGCCAACTTCACGCTGCACGTGCACGGCACCGGGTTCGGCGCCGGCGCGGTGATCGTCTTCGCCGGGCAGGACGAGCCGACGACGGTGGTCTCGGACACGGAGGTCACGACCGGCGTCGATATGGCCGTCTGGCTCGGCCCGGATTCGGTCGCGGTCGCGGTGCGCCAGCCCGACGGCGCGGTGAGTAACGCGCTGCCGTTCACGTTTACCGCGGCCCGCTGATGGCGAGCGTCCGGCTGCACCTGTTCGGCCGCGGGCTCGAACTCACGGCCAAAACCCTGACCGCGCCGTACAGTCCCGGCGCGGCCACCGGCGGCGGGTGGTATCCGCTGGTCGTGCGCGAACCGTACGCCGGCGCCTGGCAGGTCAACGTCGAAGGCCGCCGCGACCAGGTCCTGCAATACGCACCCGTCTTCGCGTGCGTCACCCTGATCGCCCAGGACGTCGGCAAACTCACCCTGCGTCTCGTCCAAGAGAACGCCGACGACATGTGGGAGGAAACGTCCTCGCCGGCGTTCTCGCCCGTTCTCCGCAAACCGAACCGTTATCAGACTACGACCAAATTCGTCGAGCAGTGGATCACGTCGAAACTGATGTGGGGGAACGCCTACGTCCTCAAAGAGCGCGACGCGCGCGGCGTCGTGGTCGCGCTCTACGTGCTCGACCCGCTGCGGTGTACGCCGCTCATCGCGCCCGATGGCGGCGTGTACTAACAGCTGCAACACGACAACCTCTCGGGCAGTCTCGCCCTGGCGCGCGAACCCGCGGACAAGTTCATCCTGCCGGCCAGCGAAATTATTCACGACCGGATGGTGTGTCTGTTTCACCCGCTCGTGGGCATGTCGCCGATCTATGCGTGCGCGACCGCCGCGCTACAGGGGCTCGCGATCCAGGCGACCTCGAGTGCATTCTTCACCAACGGCAGCCGCCCGAGCGGGTTGATCACGGCGCCGGCCGGCATGACGCCCGACCAACTCGCCCAGGCGAAGACCGACTGGGAAACCTTCAACGGCCCGGGGAACGCCGGCCGCGTCGCCGTGATCACCGCCGATATCAAGTACACGCAGCTCTCGATGAACGCGGTCGACGCGCAACTGATCCAGCAACTCGGGTGGACCGCCGGGACGATCTGCAGCGTGTTCCACGTGCCGTCGTTCCTGATTGGCGTCGGCGAACTGCCGCGGGGCGTGTCGCTCGAGTCGCTGTGGCAGATGTATCACTCGCTGTGTCT